TTTGTGACCTTTTAGACCCAAGGGGTCGTGTTTGAACGTGTGCTCAGGATGTAAGTAATCTTTGGCATTGTTGACCCATGATTCATCGCCTTGATATTTCAAGATGTTGTCGGAAAAATCATGCATGGTGATCTTGATAGTTGGATGGGTGACAGCCAACTTTTGCAAGATAGGTTTGGCCGCAAAGTGCCACTCGCTCAAGGTATTTTCGGCCTTCATGTTCTTGGCATCGGGGCCGAGATTTTTATCTCCTTGCATGGGATAGCGGAATACCACCTCGTCGAGATGTATGTTGTTGTTGATAAAACTATAGAGCACTGTAGCAGAGTCTGACCCACCTGAAAACTCCAATCGGATGTAATCATATCGGTCTCTCAGTTGCTGTGCCCGCATACGATACAGTTCGCGTAAGCTCAACTGAGGCTCTTTGGTTGTGTCCATGCGACTAAAAACTTCTCGATTGAAGTTCCATGTGGGAAACTGACCAGTGGCGGTGGCCTCTAGCAGGGCTTGAGGTTTAGAATAAAAGTTCTTACCGTTTACTGTGTAAAAACCAAGTTTGGGATTTTGTTCGAGGAGTTCCATGGGCGGAGTATTTAAAGACTAAACTCCGCCATGGTAACATTTAGCTATTGAGCACTCGAGCCACTGCTGTGATCACTGCGGCGATCCGACCGATGTCTCGCAGTTGTTCTACTGAGTAGCCTTCCTTCTTGAGTGTTTCGTAGTGCGCTTTTACGCAGAAGTGGCACTTGCCCACGATACTGGCGGCTAGACTATAGCTCTCAAATCGAGCCTTGGTCGTCCCACCATGGGAGCTAATAGCATTCATGCGTAGTTGTGCTGGCAAACCAGTGAGTCGCTCGTCTTCGGCCATTTCGACGTAGGGATACCATACATTGTTCATGGCCATTAGACTAGCGGCTGTGATGGCCGCCTCGGCTTCCTTTTGGTCTGCGATCTGGCCCTGCATCCAGGTCCACAGTTTCGTATTGCCTGTAGCAAAGGCAGCCGCCAAAGCCACGGCTTCTGCTTCTTCTATGGGCAAAGACGAGCGTTTGATCACTGCATCAATGTTGAGACGAGTGTCCTTGGCGTAATCAGGTATGGTTTCCTTGATTTGATCTACCCAGGCAGTCATTATAGAGTCTCTCCACCCACTGCACGATTGCATGCACACTTCTCTCCTGTTTGAAGAGCGTCAAGGATACGCAGAGTTTCTTCTGGGCTACGGCCTACGTTTAAATTGTTGACAGTGACATGCTGGATCACACCTTCGGGATCGATGATGAAGGTAGCACGGAGTGCGGCGCCTGCTGGTGCAAAGAACACACCCAATTGCTCAACCAGGCTCAACTCACCACGCTGTGTGTCAGCGAACTGGATATGCCGGATCTTCTTGAGATCTTCATGTGCGGCTTGCCATGCCAGTTTGCAGAACTCATTGTCTGTGGATCCTGTGAGCAACACAGCATCACGATCAGCGAAGTCGCCGTGTAGTTTGTCGTAGGCCACGATTTCTGTTGGGCACACGAATGTAAAGTCTTTGGGATAGTAAACGATGACCTTCCACTTGCCTGCAAATGATTCTTCTGTGATGGTGAAGAAATCGTCCTTGCCTGGGTTCACGCCAGTGATGGCGAATTTTTCGATTTTGTTTCCTACTGTTTTCATGTGTTTCTCCTGTGAAGTTTTGTGAGACTCAGTGTTTCTACTGATATAAAATTGTAGCAGTATATAGCTATTAGATCAATGGTTTTTATAGGTTTTTTCTGAATATTTTTTTATATTGATCATAGGAAAAATCAATAACCATCATTCGTCATAGGGCACAGGCTGCCACCCCAATCGTTGGAAGTCCTCCCGGATCTCATCTGTCACAGCGCCTTCTGGAACGAATCCAGTGTCGTCTTTGTCCGCCATGCCTGAACAATACCAATCGATATAGTCACCTTCACCACGTAGATCGGCCACGATACCCCCGGCACTGCGCCATGAGCATGACCAGAGTTCATCTTTGAGCACGGGCCATACATCTATCTTTTGCCACTGCATGTTGCACAAGGCCGCGTAGATATTTTGTGCGTAAGATTCACTGGCCCGTGCTTTGGCAACGATCCAGTCAGTTGATCTCAAGTCATATTCGAGATCATTGACATGTTGTTGTTGGTGCCACTCGGCATCCTGCTGTTTGACCTTGTCCCACATCTCGAGATAGGCTTGGTTGGGTTCTTCCCCTTTTTCTTCACAGCGTTTTAGATATCCTTCTCGCTGGAAGGTATGCCGATCAGGGCTGGACGCTATCTTAATTGAGACGTTGCTTTCGGGTTTCTTGGTCATGGGCCTGTTCCAATGCCTGCATCAATGCTTCGCGTTCTTCTGGATCCAGGTCGTCGATATCTTCGTCCGTGAGTGGTCGGCTCTGTGCTTCCAATTCTTCGCGAGACATGCCAGCAAACATGGTCTGTATTTCCGCCATGATCCGATCCAGTTCTTCCTGGCTTTCCACGTCAATGTGATCGAAACAACCGGGTTCGAAAACCACCTTGAGTGGCTCACCGGGCTGTGCGTTTGCGATCTTGCCCGTGCCACTCAGTAATTTCTTTTCTGGTTTAGTCATTTTCGTCTTCCTTTGCATGTTCATCACAGCGTGTCACGATCCAGCCACGGCCCCGCTGACGGCCTGGTGCACCGCACTGTTCGCAGGTCACTGCGCTCATGGATTCAGCCATGCGTGCCATGCCATCTACGATATCGTCACCACCATGATAGTAAAAGCGCAGAGCACCAAACTTTTCCTTTACTTGATCTGCAACGACTTGCGAAACAACTTCCGGAATGTCTTTCAGTTCTTCTGGTGCAGCCTTACTGTTAAAAGTAATGGTCCACTGGCGTTGTTTTTCTCTCCAATCGATATGATGTTGGATGTTGGCACATAACTGATCGATGATATTGAACCATCCATCATCATGTTCGAATCCCCAACACATGGCCGTGGTCTTCATATCAGCGTGTCGATTGGCGAATATCTTGGGATAGCGTTCGCACAGCAGTTGATCTAGTTCTTGTCGCATGATTGTTTCTCCAACTCGTATTGTTTGATCATTTTATACAGAGGTTCAAATGGTTCGCCTCTGCGTTCTATGATATCCGGACGTGCTTCTGCCAACATGGAAAGATAATACTCGTCAGGAAAATGCCTTAGAACTCCCAGCGCCCTGCGGCGGATGTCTCTGGGCACACGAGGAGTCTTCTTAGGATCCAACAAATCTTCGCAGAACTGCTTGGCATATACAATGGCTCGATATCTTTCGTCTGGTAATGTCATGCTGTATTCTTTGTATGGTGGGCCCACCTGGACTCGAACCAGGGACCAATGGATTATGAGTCCACTGCTCTAACCAACTGAGCTATAGGCCCTAAGCATGTATTATAACTGAACCAGCATTGTGAGTCAACCTCAACCTTTTTCGCAAGTGTAACAAAACGGTCATACTGCTATACTTAAATAATCTTGTGCAAGTCGCACATCACTACTCAACCAAAAGGAGATCACAGTGAAAAAACTCATACTGACACTACTGGCCGCAGTCGCGGTTACAGCACAGGCAGCCGATATCACCGGGGCAGGTGCAACTTTTCCCTACCCCATCTATGCAAAATGGGCCGAAGCCTACAAGAAAGAAACCAATATTGGTCTCAACTATCAATCCATTGGCTCATCGGGCGGCATCCGCCAAATCAAAGCCAAAACAGTGACCTTTGGGGCATCCGACGCACCCATGAAAGGCGAAGAACTTGATCGTGAAGGTCTGATTCAGTTTCCTGCCATCATTGGTGGCACTGTGCCTATCGTTAACTTGGATGGATTCAAGCCAGGTGAACTGCGCATCACTGGTCCCGTAATGGCTGATGTGTTCATGGGCAACATCACCAAGTGGAATGATCCTAAACTCACAGCATTGAATCCTGGTAAGTCATTGCCAGACCAACCAATCACTGTGGTGCATCGGGCCGACGGTTCTGGCACAACATTCAACTGGACAGACTATCTTGCCACAGTAAGCAAAGAATGGGCAGATCGTATGGGACGTGGTCCTGCTGTGAAATGGATCCCCACCACAGCTATGGGAGGCAAAGGCAACGAAGGTGTGGCTGCCAATGTGGCCCGCATCCGAGGTTCCATAGGTTATGTGGAATATGCCTACGTCAAGAAAAACAAGTTGACCTATCTCCAACTGCAAAACAAATCAGGCAAGTGGGTCCATCCTGATGATCTAACATTCGCGGCCGCAGCCGCTGGTGCCGATTGGTTCTCTGTGCCTGGTATGGGATTGAGTATAGTTGATCAGCGTGGCGATGCAGTATGGCCAGTGACCACAGCATCATTTATTTTGATGTATCGAGATCCTGCAAACAAAAATCAAAGCCAAGAAGCATTGAAGTTTTTTGACTGGGCGTTCCGTAACGGGAAGAAAGATGCCATTGACTTAGACTACGTTCCACTGCCTGACAGTCTTACACAACAGATCCGTCAGCGTGTATGGAGTCAGATCAAATAACACTCGCTGGCTGACAGCGTATAATAAGCCAAATGGTCAGCAAACCGCCCGAGGGGCGGTTTTTATATGATCTCTAATTCTCGGGCCTGCAGTTTGACCCAGGTCATTTCTTTGGCATGTATGGGTTCATGCACATCTCGCCGACCACGGCGCACTAGATATGCACCATTGGCATTTTCCAACCACACACGGGTGGATTCCAAACAGCACTGACTATGGAATAGATGCTGGCTGGTAGATGCTTCTTCAGGATGATACCCTCGCAACAATGCATAGCGTGTGGGCTCCCCAAACACTCGATGTCCTTCAGGAAATTCGTAATAATAATCGATCATTTTTTAATTTTAAATATTATACTAATTGCGATCACAACCAATGATATCAACAAAAACGTAGCACTGATCGGACTCTGTAAAAAAATCATCCAGTCACCCTTTGATATCATCATGGCTTTTCTAAAATATTCTTCAAACAACAAACCGATGACAAACCCCATGGCCAGTGGAGCCGGCTCGCAATCTAATCTACGGAAAATATAACCCAGCACAGCAAATGGTAGTAATAGCCATACTTCAGTGATGTTATTATTCATCACATAAATGCCAAAAACACAGATACAGAATATTATGCTGAATAACACAACCTGTGGGATTCTCAGCACACTGACCCATACCCCGACCAACGGGATATTTAAAATTACCAGCATTAAGTTCCCCAACCACATGGATACCACCAATCCCCAAAACAAAGATTGGTTAGAGTTTACCACTTCTGGACCAGGTTGTATGCTAAAGATCATCAATGATGCTATCATCAATGCCATTATGGGAGTGGTGGGGATCCCCAGACTCAGCATTGGGATAAAACTTATCTGGGCCCCGGCATTGTTGGCGGCTTCGGGACCGGCCACTCCGGCTATATTTCCTTTACCAAAACTTTTTTTATCTTTGGACAGTTTTTTCTCTACCACATAACTGGCAAAGGAAGAAAGCAAAGCACCGCCACCGGGCAAAATCCCCAGCAAGCTACCAATCAGTGTTCCTCTGGCTCCAGGACCCACACTGTCTCTTAATTCTTTTTTTGTAGGATATAAATCTTTAAATTTTGGTATCTGTGCTGAAATTTTTTGTCCGTGGAAGAGATTATAAATCATTTCCCCAAACCCAAACACACCCACGGCAATGATCGCAAAATTTATACCATCCATGAGAGTCAGAGATCCGAAGGTAAATCTTTCTATTCCGGTGTTGATGTCTATTCCCACAGTTCCTAGCAAGATTCCGATCAATACCATGCCTACTCCACGAAGGAACGGCCCATTGGTGAGTGCCACAGATGCCAACAGGCCCATGACCATGAGAGATGTGTATTCTGCTGATCCAAATGCAAATGCGATTTGTGCCAATGGTTTAGCAAAAATCGCTATCAACAATGTGGTGATCGTTCCTGCAAAAAAGCTGGCCAATGCGGCGATGGTCAGTGCCGCGCCACCGCGACCGTTGCGGGTCATAGCGTAACCGTCGATGGCAGTCACTAGACTCGGTACTTCTCCGGGTATTTTCAGCAGTATTGATGTGGTTGATCCACCATATTGAGACCCGTAATAAATTCCCGACAACAATATTAGTGCAGTTACTGGATCACCGATGGAATAAACTAATGGTAATAATATAGCCACAGCAGTCAATGGAGACAGTCCTGGAAGAACTCCCACCAGTGTGCCCAGGAAAGTTCCTACAAAGCAATATAAGATGTTGGTCCAGGTAAAAGCGGTGGAAATACCCAACGATAAGTTGTTTATGATTTCCATATTGCCTGTTTTGCCGCGATCAATATCGCAATGATGATGAGTAAGTTAGATATCATGTCGGGATAGAATCCGGGTCCCATGTCTCGTAAACTTCCCATGGTCAGATTTGAGGAATGATACTTGAAAAAGATTCCGATGACAAAAAAAATAAAAGAAATAATGTAGTTAGACATTTGTTAATTATGGTGCCCTTGGATGTATGCCGCTAAATTGTTAGCCACCTCAATGCAAACATAACAGCGTCCTCTGGTCGTTCAAAACGGAAAGCGAATCCTTCTGTGGCTTGGAATCCATGCAAATGATAACGACCGCCAGGGGCGTTGTCTATCCAATGCATGATCATGTTGGGACTGTAATCTGAATAGTCTAACATGGTTCTCCAGGTTATGACCACTTCGGGCCAGTCTGGCGGTGGCCACGATTCATACTGTGTCATTGACAGTTGCACTTCATCAATCTGGTATCTCTATGCCGTCGCCATACTGCATCTAGATCTTCTGCTCGGAATATCTTGTCAAACAGACTGTCAGTTAGCCCTTCCAAGCCAGTGTAACCAACCTCAGTTGAGCTTTCCCACCATTCGTAGTTGATGGACCAACGCGGCATCTGTGTCATGGTAGCATCGCCATCGTGCATGATCGGTAGGCTACGCCATTGCAACATCAGTCGGTCTACAGTTTCAGTCCAATACCACCGAGCCCATGCAGAGTCGGCACTGCTAAGAGACTGTCTGGCCGCATCCAGTCTGGTGCCCAGGGCTTCCATCTCCATGCCCAGGAATCTCCAGTTGCGTAGATCCTTTTTATTGCTGTGTATCATTGTCATGCTCCTTTTACCATGCACCGGGCCATGCACAGTAGCGATTGATCGATGTGAATGTTGACACCAGTTTCTTGGCAGCATCACTGCGACTGCGCCTGGTCCAATAGCGATCAGCCAAGGCAGTGATTTCCTCTAGTTCTTCACGCTCGCCGGCCCAGCGTGGACGAGCCATGGTCAGAGGTCTACCACGATATGCGGCGAAACCCAAGGCCCACATGCGTTCGATGATTTCACGGCGAGGTTTTATGCGTTGGCCTGTGACCACATCGTATACTCCTTGATGTTCCTGCACACAGACGCTCCTGCGATAAGTGTAGAAATCCACAAACTGCCCGTGCTGGCTTTCTTCAATTTTTGGTGTAACATCAGAAGTTGATTCTAACCAATCATTGTGCTCTCTCAGCCAAGATTTCGTGAATAGGACATCAGCGGTGTTGTGTGCTTTGGGGCCATCACCGTCACCACCTACTTGGATCCTGTTGGGAGTTATGACCAGCAGGCTCATGGCATGGTCTCGGGCCACGGTCAAACAGTGATCTAAGTTGCATTGGCTTTCGGCCTGGGCCTGTTTGCTAAAAGTGAACACTGACATCTCATCGCCATCTCGGCTGGCACCATCATCACGATGCCTATGCCACGGGCTGTCATAACGATTGCCTTTGAGTCTGGAACGACCCTGATTGACAGTATAGATAGTTTGGAAATGTAGCATCATTTTACCCGTTGGATGATTTCTTGTGCGTCAGGAAACTCTGTGATACCTTCAAGGAATTCTTCCATCATCTCGTGTATCAACAGAGTTTTAAGGCTTTGGGCCTGTTGTTGGTCAGCACGTGGAAGACTGCGCACAAAGTTTTCAACTGATTGTTCATCATCCAAGGTCCACATGATGTCCAACAAGGCCACTTGCTTCCGGGTGAGTCCGTCGATCTTATACTCCATGGTTTAACTCCTTGAGTTGGTATTCAGAAAGGTCAATGATGTCGCCAAGATCTCTGGCTCCTCTACGGATGTAGGCTGTTCCGCCATCGGTAAAGATAGCGCCACACCGGCATCGCACAAAATCGTGTCTATGCTTGGATTCGATGATGTCATCACACTGACGGCACTGGCATCGATTTTTCACTACATTGTAAAGTCTATCATCCATGACTGCTCCTTATTTCACTAATGTTAACCAAACTCGTTCTTTTTCCCACGCATTGAGAAACTCACTGCGGCGACCATCTTCATCGCGGCACCATGCCTCTACTGTTTCATAACTGCCCCACGATCCCCCGGGCATGTGTTCGCGCACCCATATGGCCACGGCCCATAACACCTGTCGATTGTGTGTATCGGCACTGTAAAGAGCACGTTCCCAGTCACAGGCCAGCATGGCTTCGCCAAAACCACCGGGCTTGAGTCCCTGTAGCAGGTAGCGTTCAATGGATCCTTTGAAGTCATCGCTGAACTTCATCCCCATGTAACGGCTGTCCTGGAGACTCCAATCAATGAGTTTATCTTTGGCCATCGCCCGTTTCTTTTGGAATCCCATGGTTACCTCGTCAATGTTGACAGCATCAAATAGTTTTGCCAAGCCTGTTGCACACTCTCAGGTTGTTGGTATTGTTCGTGGCCAACAGGGCCAGTATCCACCCACACATACGGACTGCGACGAGGGTGTGCGCCAAACTGTCTGGGCTGATGCAGACGTCCTGATTCATAAAGTTCCAAAGAGATGTCTCGGTAGCGTTGTTCATCACTGTCTCGGCAATGGTTCCATTCGGCACGACTATGACCCCCATGTCGATATCCGCCCCAAATACCTTGCCACTGTTCATCATTGTGAGGGTCAAAGTTGGTACGGGCAATGATGATCAACACATCGTCCATGTTGACATTGCCTTCCGCAATATCACACACACATCGGCTATAACTAAAACCAATCTTCATGATACTTCCTTGTTGCGATGTTTGGGCTGGCGCTGATACCAAGTGCGGACTCGCATGACCACAGCCCGGTGCCGATTGTGTTTGGCTACCCAGTTGCGTGTCTTTGCGGGTTGTTTGGTAGTGTTCATTTCAGTCAAATTGTATGTCTACGATCTGTCCTTCACGGAAAATATAATAGCAGTCAACAAGGCCGTATGACACCCAGATGCAGTCATTGCCTTGTCGCATGGTATAATTTTTTATGCCTTTTTGGCGCAGATCCTCATGCACCAAGATCACTTCAAATTCGTTCATTGTGTTACCAAACTGTCTTTGAAGTCTTCTAACAGATAGCCATCTTCCATGGCCGCCAACAAAGTGTCACCGTTGCAAATCACACGATCTCCTGCGGCATGGTCCATGATGTATTCAGCATACTGGTCTTCCAATTCCCAGTTTTCAAGTTTTTGTTCAAATTCTATCAGTGTCATATCTATTCCTTAGTCCCAAGATTTTTTGTCGCCAAAACGTTCGTTGTAGTCATAGCCAGCATTGTAGGCTTCAACGTCGGCAGGATCCATGTGTTCCTCGTTGATTTGGGGACTGGATCCAGTGGCTCCTAGATAGATGTGTGGCCGGCGTGGGCGGTGATAGTATGAATCCGCAGATCCACGATCAAATGCCCCGCCGTGGCGTCCGTCATAAAATTTACCCTGATATTCATAAGCATCCATGTTTTGCTCCTTTACGATTTACTTTATTATACTGCAATATTCAATTTTTGGTCAACACCAATCAATTTGGGTCACGATCACATTGTTCCAATTGCTCGATGTAGGCGGCGACCGCCGGCACTGACAAGTTGAATCGCTCAGCGATCTGCTCCACGGTGGCGCCTTGGAACAAGGCCTCTTCGATGTCAATGGCTAGGTTAGAAAAATATCCCATCATGCTCTCCTTTCACGCACGTCAGTATTCAAATTGGGCCGGAGTTCGCGGATCAAGGCACGCTCAACTTGATGTGCTTCTCGCTTGCCACGCACCACAGCCACGATAGAGTAACAAAAACACTCCGAACCACGCTCACGCAAGGCTTCGTAGAGTGCCCAAGATCGGTCTTCGCTCCTGCTACGATACAGATGTTTGTTCATGCGAACCCGCACCGATTTCAGCACAGTGGTTTCGGTCTTGGCAGTGACGCCAATGTAGAAGTCTGTGCCCGACATGATCTTGTAGATGATGTGGGTGCGATCTGCTCGCTTTTTACGGGGTGTTTTTTTACTGTCCATACATATATTATAACCGAAAAGGGTATTTTTGGTCAACCGGGCAGAAAACCACTAAGTTAGTGCTTGCTAACCTAGCATTTGTGCGGTGTTGCTGATTTACAACACAATTTTACCCGAAATTTAATTCCTGGTCAACCCCTGATTCAATGCCCAACTACACGGAACCCAATTTTAACAAAGAAATGATCCTGTTGCTCCGGGCTCGTGGACTGGACTTTGAGTTCGTTCCTTGCGCCCTGGGCAGGCCCATAGTGAGCAGTCGATGGAACATCAATCTACCTGATATCGCTCGAGAGCGTTGGTATCGCAAGAATTTCCGGCTGGTTATCCATGCACAGGATTTCATACATTTTTACGATAATCTTTGCGTGGAACTGCATTGGCTGGAACAACAGTTCACTCCAGAACAACAGAGCAAGATAATCTTCGTGTGTTGGGATCACAGACTGCGAGACATCTATCAAGGAAATATACGTATAGTGAACTTCGCTAGCCACAGTTATGAACTGGTGCATCAACTGAAAGCCCGATGGGCTGAATGGAAAGATGTTACCAAAAAAGACATTCGACACAATTGGATCTGTCTCAATGGCCGTGCTCGAGAATATCGGCAAGAAGTCTACAATCTGCTGAGACACGAACCTTCGGGCTTTGTCAGCCACTCGATATTCAATCCCATAGACATACATCCCTATCAGGCCTACAATTTCAACAATGTAGACAATTTCGTCAAGATGTTGCCTGTGTATCAGAGTGCTAGATCATCCATCATCACAGAAAGCCTTTATCAAGATGTGGGAGGCATCGTCACAGAAAAGACCTTGTTGGCCATCGCCGCCCGGCATCCATTCATGTGCATCGGCCATCGGCTGTGCATGGAAGATGTTGAGAATCTGGGATTTGACACATATCCTGAAATCTATGACTATTCATATGACACTGAGCACAAGGATACCCGGATGTATAGTGCCATAGAACGCAACATTGATACACTGCGCCAAGACATCGATCTTGATAGAGTCAAAGAAAAAATCGATCGTAACTTTGACTATCTCATGGGTGACTATGCTGACAGCATACGTCGTCGTGCCGCTGAAGATCTAAGAATACTGTTTGAGAAATGATCCCAGGTCGCCATACAGTGTGGCCAGCATGGCTTCGCGGCTGGAGAAAAAGATGATCTGTCGTTTCTTGGTGTCAATGTAGTAAGGCCACTGTAGTTTGCGATCCAGTTCCAGTATGGTCTTCTTGTTGATCTTTTTTGGATCTAGATCCATGTTCCAGGATTCTATGTCCAAGGTCCTCAACACAGCATAACCAATGGCAGTGAGTCGCAAGCCACCTGTGTCTCTGATGTTCATATACCAGACTTTCAAAGCATGGTCGAGATTCACTGATTGGTCAGGAATCAATGCCAGCAGGCGTTGGGTGATTTCTCTTTTATTGTTTGCCATCGGGATAGATCCTATCTCCCGATTTGAGTAGCACTACAGAAAACTTGTCTGTCTTGAATTGTTGATTGAGTTTCTTGGCCAGGTTGATGGCATGACCAGGATTGGAAAAACTTACTTTTTTGTATTTGGGTCCAGGATACTGCACCAGGAAGTTTGACGTTTTGAGGTTGATAGGTTTGTCATCAAAGAACACCGCCCAGATACCTTCTGAAGCCAGCACCTGTTCGGTTTTATAAGTTGATTTGTTGGTCAGTTCGACCAAGACTTTGGGCTTGGGTCTACTCATCTTTATCTCTCCAGTTTATTTATGATAAACTGGGTAGATTAAAAACTTCCGCCCTGCATCTCCACGGTTATGCGAGATTCGCCCTGCTGGCCTTTTTCACGCAGTTCTTCTAGTTCGAGCAGTAATCTCGTGATGTCAGCGTGTAGATTTTTGGCATCCACCAGCGGGCAGGTGAA